CTAATGGCAGGGCGCACTGGGGTACGCGCGACAATTTATTCATTTTTGTCTGTGCAACCAATTCCCAATCTCAACCAGATCTTTACTTCATTTCCCAAGCGCATTGATTTCAATGTTAATACAACGCCTGGATCTTCTACGCGCGCTGCTGCAATTATCTTTATTGCGTCTGAAAACGAAAGCCGCATTGCTATTGGCGGGGCAACCAACGGTATCAAGCGCGTTGATTACACAATCATTCTTCAGATCTACCAGCACTCATTTGCACGAAACGCAGAAGAGGCAATGACGGATTTTGATACGCTTATTGACGCAATCAAAACACGTTTACGTTCAGATCACCGATTTGGGGATACGAACGGCACTTTGGTATGGCAAGGCGCTGAACCGCGTATCACTACGCGTTACGGTGAGCCTTCAACGGCTGAAGAAGGCATGACGGAAACGTATGCTGAGGTAGAATTTGAAGTCACAGAAATGATCCACGCATAGGGAGAACAAATGAAATACAGATACACAGGAACAGACTCACGCGTGTTCCCTACGTTGTCGATCGTAGTGGCACCAGGCGAAGAGTTTGAAGCACCTGAAAACTTGGACGTGCCTAATGTTGTACCAGCAGGCGCAAACAAATCAACACCAATCACGTCTGCCGCGTCAGACAAAACATTAGGAGAGTGAAATGACAGTACAAAATAGCGTACGCAGTTACGTTGGTATCGCCAAAGAAGTAACAAAGGGAACCGTAGTTGCACCAACAGATTATTTGCTAGTGGGATCCGACAGCCTGAAGCCAGCAGACATTATTGATCCGCTGTACGACAAAGGCTTGCGTGGATCTTTGGTTCAAAATTACAACTACATTCCTGGTCGCACACGCTCAACTTTTGATTTTAGTTCAGACGCGTTTGCAGACGGAATTGGATACGCGCTAACTGGTTTACTAGGCGCTTGCGCTACAACAGGAGCCTCAGCACCTTACACACACACAATCTCACTTAAAAACTCACTTGCAGCAGCAGCAGACGCTCAGCCATTGTCTTACACATTGACTGACTTTTACGCAGCAGCAGTGCGTTCTTACCCTGGTTGCCAGTTCACTGATTTCTCATTGAAGTTCAGCGCAGACGGGCTATTGATGTACGACGCAAAGGCAACAGGTTGGGCTTCATCAACCGTCTCAGCGCCAACACCTACTTTCAGCACTGTTCTACCTACTCCAGTTTGGACAGGTACAGTTTCAATTGCAGGTTCAACCGTCTCTAACGCAATGTCAGGCAACATTGACATGAAGCGCCCAGTGACACCTGTTTACGGTATTTCTAACACGCAAAACCCATACTCGGTATTTGTGGGCGCGTTAGACGTAACAGGCAAGATTAAGTTTGCAATGGAAGCCGACACAGAACTAACACGTTTCCTAACTAACACCCAGCCAGCAATTGTTCTTAACTGGACGCAAGGCACAGGTGCAGCACTAACTCAGATCCAAGCAACAATCACCAAGGGCGCATACGTTGCGGCTGCGATTGAGCGCGGTTCAGATCTAGTTGAAATCACAATTGACCTAGACGCTCAGGGTAATACAACTGACGCTGGTGCTTCAGGCGGGTTCAGCATGATTAAGTGGGTATTGCAGAATGCGAAAGCAGCAGCAACCTACATCTAAATAAATCCAAGCATTGGGGCGGTCAGGTTGATTGCTGAATTGCCTTCCAGCGATCCCGCGCCCCAATGCCCTATCTAGTATCATTACAAGAAGGCAAACTACTATGGAGGCAAAATGACTAAGAAAGTAACATTACCGTCAGGTGCAACAGTCACATTCAAAGATCCCAACGCACTACGCGTCAAAGATCGCAAGCGTGTTATGCGCGTGACTGACGAGACTGAAGGTGGAGATCTATCTAAGGCTATGGCGCTGACAGACGCGCTATTGGCAATGCTGATTGAGGATTGGTCATTTGATTTGATTATTCCGTCAATTAAATTGGACACGCTGGGCGAACTTACAATGGAAGATTACGATTTTCTAGTTGAAGAAACCAAAGAAGCACAAAAGTCTCTGTTCCCAAAATTGGGTAAAACAGATGAGACTGAGGCAGACCCAAAAGCCCTTACCGACAACTTGAACGCTTAAAATGGGTAATTAAAGGCGGTTCAAGATCCGAAGCCTTTGAGTATCCTGATGAGCAATGGTATTACTATCAGTTTGCTGATCGGTTTGGTTGGACACCTGACCAAGTAGATGAGTTACCTGCTGGAACAGCAGATTGGCTTATTTCAATCGCCGCAACGGTTGAAAGCGCAAAAGCGGAAAGGGCAAGTGAGTAATGGGTGCAGTAGTCATACGCAATCTTGCTGAGGTGCTTGCTGGCTTAGACGTTCAGGAAACTAAACTTGAACAGGCTGCTCAAACTGCAATTGCCACTGCGGGTTTTGCTATCCAACGCCAAGCGCAAATCAACGCCAACACAGGAACTCACTCCAAAAAAACTGGACACATTTCTGGGACTGGACCTGGACCAAACGTAGTCACAGGAGCGTTGCGCAGATCTATTAGGACTGACGTTAAATACGGTTTTGGTAATTACATTGCAGTTGTCGGAGCAAGTACCGAGTATGCTAGAGCAGTTGAATTAGGCTCACCGCGTTGGAAGAGTGGAGTAAAATACCCTTATCTGGCGCCTGCTGCTACTGAATTGATCCTCAACGGATCTCTCAACAGGATCTTTACGGCAGCATTTCTTAAAGCAGTGAAGGGATAGCATGAGCAACGCAATCCCACCAATCATGGTGCAAATCGCCGCAGACGTATCTCAACTTAAAGCGGGTTTGGCTCAGGCTGAGTCAAGCATCAAGGGCATGAACAGCACTGTTGCTACCGCCAATACAGGTATGCAAAACATGATTGGCACTGCTAAACGCATGGCTGGTGCTATGGGTATTGCGTTTGCGGGACAGCAGGTGCTTCAATTTGGTAAAGACGTAGTTATGTCTGCGTCAACTATGAATGAGTCAATCTCAAAAGTGAACGTAGTATTTGGCGAAGGCGCAAACAAAGTTTTTGAGTTTGGTAACAATGCCGCTAAGAGCATGGGTATGTCTAATCAGGCTGCAATTGAAGCAGCAGGAACCTACGGCAACTTATTTCAGGCGTTTGGTATTGGGCAAGGCAAAGCAGGCGAAATGTCTACCACGCTGGTTCAACTTGCGGCTGACTTAGGATCTTTTAACAACACGTCTACTGAAGAAGCAATTAACGCATTGCGCTCAGGACTATCGGGTGAAACTGAACCGCTAAAACGATTTGGCGTAGCACTCAATGATGTGACACTGAAAAACAAAGCAATGCAAATGGGATTTGGGCAGATCAAGGGTGTTATGGATCCCGCAATCAAAGCGCAAGTCACTTATGCGCTGGTATTAGAACAAACCAAACTTGCGCAAGGCGATTACGAGCGCACTGCTAGCGGTACAGCAAACACAATGAAAACCCTTGGCGCTCAATTTGCTGACGCAAAGGTAGCCATTGGAGATTTGGTATTGCCTGCATTCAACGCATTGTTAAAGGTCACTGCCGCAATTATTCCAATCATTAAATCAGTAGCGCAGTATTTCAAAGACAACGCAGACGCGTTAAAAATGTTTGCAATTATTCTTGGCACTGCTGCTACGGCGTTTTACGGCTACAAAGCGGCAATAATTGCAGTCAGGGTTGCTCAGGAACTATACGTTGTTGTCACAACGCTTATGAAGGGCGCTCAACTGGCTTCAATTGCTTCAACAAACGGTTTGGCTGCTTCAATGCTGGCGCTCAATGCTGCAATGAGGGAGAACCCAATAGGACTTATTGTGACTGCGTTGATAGCGGTTGGCGCAGGCTTTGTTTACGCTTGGAAGCACAGTGAGACGTTCAGAGGGATCGTCATTAAGGGCGTTCAAGTTATTTTGAACGGGTTTGCTTTACTGGTTGAAGGTATTGGTAAATTTATTGGACTGCTCGCAAAGGTTCCAAAAATGGGTTGGGCAAAGGAAATTGCTGCGGGTGCAGACAAAGCCTCAGAGTCAATTAAAACAACAGCCAAGAATTTGTCAGATCTTAAAGTTGCGGGTGCTGGATACGGAAACGGCGCATTCACCTACGGCTTAGGATCTGGTACGGGATCTGGTACGGGATCTGGTACGGGTACAGGCGGGGCAAGTGGCGCTGCTAACGCCAAAAAGAAGGCTGACGACATTAAAAAAGCAATGGCTGACGTGGCTGGCGTTTACAAAGACATGAACAAAGTCATTGCAGACTCACAAGACAAAGTAGCGCAGGCTACGAAGCGACGCGATGAAGACATTTTTGCTGCTCATAAAAAATACAATGAAGCGATTGAAAAGGCTGACAAGACTTTATTGGAAGCCACTGCTGCTGCGTACAAACGCAATTCAGAGCAGATTGACAAAATCAACAAAGATTACGCAAACCGAACAGCCGACATTGAACAAAAACTTCAAGACAAAATTGCGGATTTACGTCAAAAGGCAGCAGACAAACAACAGTCTATTATTGAACAATCAGTAGACCGTTTGCGCAAGGCGTTTGCTTCCAAAACAAGTTTTAGCCTTGCTGAAGCGTTTGGCGGGGGTAAATCAACAGAAGATCTTTTGGCAGACCTTAAAGACAAATTGAACGCAGCAAAAACTTTAGCCAAAAATGCCGCGTTTCTTCAAGCAAAAGGTTTTTCACAGACCTTTATTGAACAAGTTGTAGGTGCTGGCCCAGAAGTAGGCAACTCATTAGCAGAGTCAATTTTGAATTCATCTCCAGAGTCAATCAAAGAATTACAAAAGACTTTTGTTGAAATGGAAAACGTAAGCGGTTACGGGTTAGACGCTTTGGCAAAGTCAATGAACACAGGCGGCAGATTAGCCACTAAAGAATTGACTGACGCTTACGCTCAGGTTGCAATAGATCTTCAAGCCTCACTTGCTGACGCTAACGATGAATACAGCAAAGCAATGGCTGACGCTGATTTGATCCGTAATGAGGCTTTGGCTGAGGCTTCAAAAGACCTTCGCGAAGCCTTGGCTGAAGCGGATAAAAATTACAAAGAGTCAGTTGCAGAAGCAGCAAAAACTTTGGCTGAAACTTTGGCTGACGTTCAAAAAACTTACAATGAAGCGCTTGATCAAATTGCTAAAGACACCCAAGAGCGCATTGACGCACTGCGCGAAAAGTTAATTGAATTGGCTAAAACCCTTGCAGATCTAGGAGCAAAACAGGCTTCAATTAACGCTATTAACAATGCTCCCAGTTACGTACCTGTAATAACGCAACCTTTATCTACAACACCTTCAAATCTTAATTCAAATGGCGGCGTTGGTAATTCAACGTATGGACCAACGGTCACTCAAAACATTTCATACCCAAGCGCCAGTGCAGATGAAATTGCGGCACAAACTTTGGCTGCAATCAAATTTGGCACTTCAGGCGGGTATACTCCAAGTTACTCCACAGTAGGGTCAAGGGATAGATAATGCCTGTTGTCACCAATAGTTATCAATTTTCGTTTGCGGGTTTGTCGTTTGGTGGCGCTGGATCCCCTTATCAAATTTTATCTGTAGACGGTTTAGAGGGACTTCCAGGGATCCGCAACCAAGATGATAACCGTGGATACGCTGACGGTATGTTCTCAGGGCGCGACTTTCTGGGTGGGCGCACTATCTCAATCACGTTTCAGATCTTTGGCTCAGGCGACACTTCAGCCCAGACCAACTTCAATACAATCCAAGCCAAATTGCTACCGCAGACTTCAGGCACAACACCTTTGTATTTCATCATGCCACCGTCAGGTGAGCAGTTTGTCAATGCTCGCGTTCGCGTATTACGCACAACGGTAGATCCTAATTATACCTACGGAATGATTACGGCTCAGGTTGAGTTTTTTTGCCCTGATCCAAATTACTACGACTCAACTCAGCAAACCGCTTCATTGTCCGTGTCGGTTGCGCCAGGGCGTACCTACAACCGCACATACAACCTTGTTTACGGTTTTGGATCGTACACAAGCACAACCAGCGTCACTAATAACGGTTGGGCTACGACTTACCCAACAATCACAATAAATGGACCAATCACCAACCCAACTTTGGGTAACGTGACAACAGGGCAGTACCTCAATTTGTCGGGAACGTTTGCCAATACCGATACATTGGTCATTGACACTCAAAACCGACTTATCACAAACAACGGCGTGTCAGCCCGTAACCTGCTTTCAACAGGCACTTGGTTTGCAGCGCCACCAGGCACTTCACAGTATTATTTGACAGGATCCACAACCACGGCAGGACTGACCACGGCTACCGTGGCTTGGTACAATGCCTACATTTAGGAGATAAACATGGCGTTACGCACACCACCGAGTTGGTTACAAAACGGATCTCACCCTGCCGAAAATGACCGCCTATCAATGCAAGCAATCATTGCTTCCACAGGAATTATTGGCACTGCCTCTCTTGCAGTCACTCAGGCTGCTTCACCCGCTATGGCGGTTCAAGTTGCAACAGGTTGGGGCGCGGTAGTTGGAAATTACACAACCAATATGGGCGTGTATCAATTTTACAATGACGCAGCAACTCAATTGACCGTCACTACTTCCAACCCTTCTAATCCAAGAATTGACCGCGTTGTTGTGACAATTTTGGACGCGTATTACACAGGTTCTTCTAACACGGTCACTTTTCAAGTCATTGCTGGAACCCCTGCTAGTTCACCAACGGCTCCTGCTATACCTCAAAACTCTATTTCATTAGCAACTATCGCAGTTGCCGCTGGCGCAACGTCAATTACCAACGCCAATATTACGGACACGCGCGTTGACGTAACAACGAACCTACCTGTGGGTGACATTACCGCTGTGACGGCTGGAACAGGTTTAAGCGGCGGCGGAAGTAGTGGCGCGGTTACGGTAAATCTGAGTGATGATACACTTCAACAATTAACCTGCTTTTTGATGGGAGCAATGTAAATGGCTACAACACCCAAGGTATTAGCAAGAACCGCAGCCTCACTTACTACAACAACAGTTTTGTACACGGTTCCTGCTTCAACAACAACCATTGTTAGCAACATTGCGGTCACAAATACTGCTTCAAGCGCAGGCACATTTACAATGGCTATGGGTCCAGCAGCAGGTCAAATTGCGCTTCACACGACAACGGCTATTGCTGCAAACTCAACTATTTACATTGACTTAAAACAGACGCTATTGACTACAAACACAATTACAGGTGGCGCAAGCGCAACTTCAATCAACTTTCATATTAGCGGAGTGGAGATAGCATAATGCCAATAAGTATATATCCTGCCGCTAGTGGTAATGTTGCGGTTGATGGTTCAGGTGGTATTCCGCTTGGTTTAACTTTGCAACACACAATTACTTCAAGCCAAACCATTACTTACAACGGTTCACCCAACGCAGTATTTATTGTGCTTGCAGGTGGCGGTGGAAGTGGTGGTGGAAACGCAAATACAGGAAATGGTGGCGGTGGTGCTGGCGCAGTATTTTCAGGGTGGGTTACACCTGCCGCTTCTGTTGTTATTGGCGCTGGCGGAACTGCGGCTACTGGTTCAATAGGAAACGACGGCGGTATTAGTAACTTTGGTTCTATTTATGCTTATGGCGGTAAAGGCGGGGGAATTGGAACAGCGCAACCTGCTGCTTCAACAAACGGAGCAGGTGGCGCAGGCAATGGCAACGGAGCAACGATGACTGGCGGTTTGGGCAGTTCTTTTTCATACAAGTTTATTAACGGTGCCGCTGGTGGCGCTGGAGCAAGTTCTGGAAATCCTTCTGCTGGTACTGGCGGTATTTATTACACTTCTGGCGGTGGCGGTGGCGGTGCACAAAGTGTTACCAGTAATACAGGCGGAGCAGGTGGAGCAGGTATATTTGCTGGCGGTGGTGGCGGCGGAGTGTATTTCAATAGTGCAAGTTCAGGAACCGCAACAGGCGGAGCAGGTGGAGCAGGTAAATTTGGTGCTGGCACTGCTGGTATTTCTTCTACTTCCGCTTTTGCTGCTTCAGGTGGTTCTGGTGGAACTGGACTTACTGGCGCAGGTTCGCAAGGTGGAACAGGCGATGGAACTGTTGCTGGTCGTTCTGGTGGTGCAGGTGGGTCAGGTGGCGGTGGCGGTGGCGGCGCAGTTGGTGGAACTGCTGCTGCAAGTGGCGCTGGCGGTAATGGCGCAATTCTTATTTACTACTAAAAGAAAGGTAACAAAATGGCTACTTATGCAGTTT